ATATCATTTCTTGTTCCTCTGCAAGCATTTCGGCGGTGTGTATAGGTGTAACATCATCGAACACGTTAAACCCTCTGAAATCGCCTAAAATGCCCGTTTGTCTGTCATTGTTTCGCCCGTTACTTGCGCTTTCGTACCACTTGCAGTAAATGTAAGGTTCTAAACCGTAATATAACATTTCGTTCCAATCATCGCCACCCATGGTTTTAACTTGGGTGCTTGGTGAAAGATATATTATTTCGCTGCTCGGTTCTGTTTCCTCAACTTGAAATACAACGCCGTTGCAGGACAAAAGCGCAACCCCGTTGCCCGTTACCACGTTTATAACGTACTGCAAAGCTATCGTTTTACCTGCATAATCGGTATTGAGGTTTACAAACCCTGCAAACGGCAAAAAGATTTGTATTTCGCTTTCGTAGTCGGTGTTGTCCTCATTGTGCGCTGGTACTACCGCCGTGCCGAAATCAAGCGTTATTTTGTCTTGCGCTGGCTGGTGGCAAGATACACCCGTATTGTAGTTGCCGCATCGTATTACATCGGTGCTGCTTGCGCCTATGTTGGTGTAAACACGGCGTATTTTGTTCACGTATGCGCCCAAATCTATGTTTTCGTATATGGGTGCGCCCGTGACAGGGTCTGTTCCCGTTTCCTTGAAAAACCGTTTGCCGCTAAACTCTGCCAACTCGTCAAGCGTTACCAAATACACGTTTATAGCCCCGTACTGCTCGCCCACAACGGTAACGGGGTACGCTTCCGCAACTACTCCCATACTTCGATAATCGCCTAACAAAATTTGCCCCGTTGCGGTCTGTTTATCCTCTGAAACGGTTAGCGGTTTACTTTGATAATATCCTTTTTCGTCTTGGTATGAAAAAACGGGTATTTTCATTTCGTCCGTATCATCAAACGCCGTGTTCGGGTTAGCTTTCAAAACAACGCTTAACGTGTCGCCCTCAAACAAATGTTCGGGTAATTCGGGGTCTGCATAACAATTACTTAAACTTGGTTCTATCATTATAGCGAACAAGTATTGCCCCGTTATCGTTACGGGCTTTGTCGGGTCTATATCCGTAACGGTTGCCGTTGCTATGCTTCCACGTTCCAAAACCTCAACTTCCATTTGTATGGTTTTCGGTTGTCCGTCCGTACCTGTATAATTTACGGTCGGTTGCTTAAAACGGTATCTTGAATAACTACCATTAACCGTAAAAGTTGCCGTTTGTCCGTCATACGTGTGTTGTTCGGTCGTGTCCGCTATTTCGTTTGTAACGGTTAGTTCGGGCGTTCCCTCGCTGGCTGTCGTACCCGTAAGCGTGAAACTCTTGCCCGTGTCAGCACCGTCATACTCCCAACTTGCCGTTTTACCGTCTGGCGAAATTGTCAAGTCCTTCGTATCGGGGTCGCCGTAACGGCCCGTAAACTCCACTTGCGCCGCCGTTATCTTGTAACCCTCGTTTGCCGTTACTTGTATGCTCGCATCAAAATAACCGCTACCCTTTGTTCCCGTTGCGGTAGTGTTCGGTATGTTGTTTATAACTTCCAAATCGTTTTCGCTTCGGGTGTTTCCCGTGATAGTTATTTCCGTGTCTGCATCGGTGTCGGACAACTCACCAAATGCCCAAACCTTTGCGCCGTTCATATCCAAAACAACGCTTTTCGGGTATCCGCTTGTATTGGTATAAACCGCCTTAACATCGCCTACAAACAAATAACCGCCATTCGTTCTTATGTTTATATTCCAATAACCGCCGCTTGCGTTCCACTGGCTGTTATCATCGTGTGCGTTAGGTATATTTACAATTACTGCCATACTCTTTTAATTTTCGGTTGTTCCTTTCAAAGTTACCATAATAATGCCGCCCGTTTCATTCAGTAACCCCGTATTTGCAAACGGCACTTTATCGAAATTCGGGGTGCGCTTGTAAACCGTATCACGGTTTGAAATATACGGGTCGGGGTTGTCGCTTTCAGATACACGCCCCGTTGCCGCCAAAATTTCGCTTTCGTAGGTTTTAAGCACGTCAATACGCAATGCAAGTTCGTAGGCGTTGTTTCCCTCAAAACTTACCCTATCCACGAAATAATAACGCCCTAAATCGGGTATGTAACAATAATTGAAAGTCGGTCGGGGTTGCTTTCGTAGTGTTACGGTCGGGCGCAACACATCGAAAGTTTGCCGCAAATCGCCCTCAATCGCCGTAAACGTGCCTAACTGCTTGTTTACCGTGTTCGGGTGTCCGTTGTATGAATAAAAGTTTATCGTTGTCATATCTGCAAAGAAAAAGGCGGTGCGGTGCGCTTTCACCTGCACCCACACCGCCAAAGTTAAACAATCTAATACCTATTGAGTTACTCAATAAAGAATACTACAAAGTTTTCGTTTGTATCGTTGAAATACCCTGCATCAAACTTGTAATAGTTGTTGAAAAACTCTGCCTTTGCGTTGTAGTTGGTTGTTACCCGTCTGTCAAGATTGCAAACGCCCAACGCATCACGGTCGAACATTACGCCCAACACGCCCGAAATTTCAACGGCTTTGCCGCCGCTTTCCTTGATATTAATGTTACCCGTGCTGGCAAACTCGTAGTTCTGTCCGCTTCCCTGCCAAAAAGGTACGGTTTCGGCTTGCGGCAAAAGTACATCGCCACGGTTAAACGTGTCGGAATAAAGATAGGTTTGCGCTGCCTTTGCAAAGTCGGACAAAAGTACAACGTGTAACATATCTTTCGGCGTAAACCGTTCCTTGCCGCCAACATTGAACACGGTCGAAATGCTTTGCAGGCGGTCGGCATACGTACCCATAACGTAAGACGCAAAGCGGATAAAGTCGGGGTCGGTTATCGCCTTTGCAGCGGTTAATTTTGTGCTTGCGCCTGTCTTATCGTTGTACAACTTCAAAAGGTTTACGCAACGTGCCGTGCTTGCGCTGGAAAGGTCTGCCACTGCCATATCACCTGCCGCCGTTGCTCCAAACGCTTGCGCATCAGCCAAAACCGTTTCCGCAATCATATTGTTAATTGTGCGCATTATCAAAGCGTCTGCCTTGATAGTCATTGACTTTTCAACTGCTGCATAAATCATCGAAATAAAGCCGTTGAGTTGTGCGGCGTTGCTGAAACTTTCCTTAACCTGCCTTTCGGTGATTGATACAGGCACTTCAAACGTAACCTTTGAGTTGAAAAACTTTGCGGTAACGGTCGGTTTGTGGAACACATCTTGCGAATAGGTCTGCCCGTCCGTCAAATCCCACGTATCGTTTTCCTCGGCTTCGGGAACATCGGCACTTATTTTTTCCAATACGCTGCCAAACTCCCACGCATCCATTAAAACGCTCGGCACTTTGCCCGCATAAGGTCGGTTTACGAAAATCACCTTGCCGATATGGTTTACAAGTGATTTTACATAATTATCCACGGCATTTTGGTTGAACACTTCTTTGCCCAAATCCACAATACCCGTCAAATCCTCGGTTACAATGTTAGTCTTTCCCAACACTTCACCCGATACGTTGTTAATAAGCGTGTAAATCTGTTTTACTTCCATATTGCTAAAATTAAATTAGTTATTCGTAAATACTCGTTGTTAATTCTCTTACAAGTGCAAAGATAATGTTTTTTCTCCAATTATCACGCCTTAACTGCAATTCTTTTGCAATTTCACTTGAAATTGATTTACTTGCGCCCGTTCCTTTGCTGGTTTCGGTCGTTTGGCGTTCCTCGGTGCGGTTTCTCTCATCGTTTGCGGTCTTTCGGTCGCTGTCTGAAAAATCGGTGTCGTTAAACGCCTTGTTTGCGCCCGTTTCGGTGTTGTCGGTGCTTTCCTGCAAAGTTACGGTTTCCGTCCGTTCAACTTGCCCCGTTACGGGTGTCAGTACATCGTAATCGGCTAACATCGCCGCCGCTTCACGTTCCCAACCTTGCACGTTTACCGCAATCACCGCCGAAACAACATCGCTTGCGTTGTCGCTGGTTATGCTGCTTACAACGGTCTTGCCGCCGTACATCAGTAAGGCGTAAGCGTCTAACCTGGTCGGGTCGGTATCGCCGAAAATTGCGGCGTACTCTGTCGGGTATTCAGTCTTGAAAACCGTTGCGAATATCCCGTTACCCTTTGTAAATAGTTCGCTGTATTTCATTGCTTATCGTCTTTGTTTTCTTCTGTTTCTTCTGTTTGTTCCGTTTCGGTGTCGTTCCCGTCCGTTTCTTTGGTTTCCTCTGTTTCGGTCGTTTCGGTTTGTTCCGTTTCCGTTTCTGTCGTTTCCGTGTCGTTTCCGTCCGTTCCCGTTGTTTCTTGGGTTTCCTCTGTCGGGTCGGGTTCGTCTGTCGGGTCGGGGTTTTCCTTTGCCGTTTCCAAATCAGCCGCCAAAGCGTTGTAATTATCCCTTTCCAAACCCCAACTTGAAGCAAGTTTAACCGAAATTTCGGTGTCAAACATCGCATTAATTTTCTCAACTGCATTTTGTCTTTCTTTTAGCATATTATCCACATACGGCAAAAGTACGTCCACATTCATACTTACCTCGCCCAAATTGAGCCTTTCACGCTTCATATTATAATTTGCGTTTAACCCCAATTCGTTGTACATACTGGCTTTGTAGTATTGTATCAGTTCAATAAGTTGTGTAATGTACACGCTGTTTGTGGTCGGGGCTGTCTGCATATTTACACCCTTGAAAAAAGCGTTTTCCCCGATAATTGAAAACTCGCCGTCTTGTATCTTGAGCAAAAACTCATCGGCACTCTGTTTCGTCTTGTCATCGCTGGCACTTATCAGCATTGTAATACGGGTTAAAATGCTTGCCGTGTTCAACGAAATAAGCCCGTCAGTATGTAAGACGGCATAACGCCCAATAAGCGGCAAAAGGCTTTCGCCGTTGCTGTCATTTTCAATCAAAACCCCGTCTTTCTGTATATCGTAGGTTTTGTTTAACTTCAATGCAGGGTTCGCCACGGTGTAAAGCGTTGCCCGTCCGTAAGCATCGGGTTCGCCGCCTTTGCCGCCCGAAAGCGCATACAAAACCCCGTCCACGCTGGTAACAAAGGCGTTGCCCGTGGTCTGTAAAAGCCGCTCCAATTCCTTTTGCGGTATGCTGTCGGGCAAACCCTCATACTCAAACATACTTTGAGTTTTCGCCAACGTGTTCGCAATAAATTCAGTTACGGCGGTGTCTTTGTCCCTTACTTGTTGCTGGTACAACTTGTAAATGTTATCTTTCTTTCTCATCTGTCAAAACTTTAATAAGCGTTGTTAATTCGGCTAACACTTTCGTGTTTTCCGCAATCGTGTCTTTTAGGTGTTCCGTTTCTTCTTGGTGCGCCTGCCTTTGTTTCACCATATACCAAAACAATGCACCACACATCACAATAGGAAAACCCAAACTTGAAATGATTTGAATAATAGTATTTGCGTCCATATCAATAAATTTTTAGTTACTACTTGCAAAGATAGGCATTTATTTCGTAAAACGGTCGGTTCGGCACGAAATTGGCACCAAACCGCCGTTATTTTCATTTCAGCGAAACAATGTTTGTCTTTGCGCTCGTAATTAAATAATTGCGTACTATTTCGCCTATTTCGTTATCTTGGTAGAAAACTTTGTCTATTGCGAAAAACCGTGCGACTTGTTGTTCAACGTAACTTGCCGTACTTAACATCTTGCGTTTGTAGTTCGGTTTGCCGTTCATTTCAAGCGAATAAATCAAAGCGTTTTCCTCATCTTTTATCGGGGTCGTCTTTGCGTGTATGTACGTGAAACATTCGTTGCCTACTTGTATAATGTTACCTTGTAAAACAACATCGTTAAACTTGATATAATACACAAACAACACATCTTGCGGCTTGTACTTGCACGGCAAATGCGGATATACTGCAAGTTCCCACTTACCGCCCGTAATCATCTGCAAGTTTTGGTTATCGAAACAAAAATACTTGTTGCTGGCTTTGTGTTGTACTATCGTGCTGCAATACTCAACCGCCACTATTGCGCCGTGTTCGCCAAAGCGGTATATATCTATCGTTCCCTGCTCCATAAACGGCACTTGCTTCAAACCCATTTCCGTAAAGTACGGGCAAAACTTGTTTACCGTGTTACCCAACATAAAAACCTTAACATCGTTCCGCTGGCGTATTATCGTACTCAAAAGGTTCATAAACAACATAAACTCATCGGGCAAATAATACCGCCGTGTCAAAAACTCGTCAAATACTATCGTTGTAACATTCGGGTAACTGCTGCTTTTTTCGTGTTCCTGCTCTGAAAGGCAAAACCCGTAACAAAACGGGGTCGGGTCGGGTGTCCGCTTGTTTTTCTCTGCATCGTAGTACGACAAAAACCATTTGTTCGACATATAGAACACTTCGTTAAATTTGCCCTCTGTCAGTTCCTCAATAAGCCCGTTTGCCACGTGATTTGCAAACAGACTTTCGGCACGTTTGCCCCGTAAATCCTCACGCCATCGGCGTATATATGCCATTTGCTTGCCCGTCT